GCTGTATCAAAATAATTATATTCTTTTAAATCTGTAAATGGACCTTTTAATATTCCTGTACCAAGTAATGCCATTTCAAAAAATACATGACGCATAATTGTAATAGCTTTACTTTCTTCTAGTTGATCATGTAGTAATTTTTGCATTGCCTCTGCAGCTTTTCTTGCAGGTTCAATCTGTGGTTCGCCTTTATTAGCTGGACCTTCAGTAAATCCTAAATTTTGATAATCCTGTGCTAATGTTTTCATTAAATCATTAGCTGTTGCACCTGGTGGTATGTTTCTTCCATCACCATTAAATCCATAAGGACTTTGCATTTGCTGTTGCTGTGGAGCAAGATGTGCTTTTTCAGCAATATCTTCTGGCATAGAAGTTGGAGTAACTCCTAGCGGAAACTTACCTTGTGAAAATAAAACTTCTATTATTTGGCCAAACGAAGCTAGCACTTTAGTCTTTGTTATTTTAACAAAAACTCTAGACCTTTCATTTTCACGAAAAGCCATTTCAGGTCCATATATTCCTCTGTAGTTTCTATAAGCCTTTAACCATCTTTTTTCATCATAAACTTTTGATGTTTCAGCTTGTTGAAATCTACTTCTTACAAAACCGACAAGAGGATTACCCTCAGCTTCATAGCCGCCATTTTTAGTTTTATCTTCTTCCATTTAGATTAGTAATCTCTTTCTTCAGCCATTCTAAAGATTGCTGGATCTACTTTTGATTTTGATTTACCTTTAGCATCGTTACCATCACCGCTTGTAGCCCCTTGTACAATTTTTGAATTAGGGTCTATTTGCATAGGATCATTTGGTCTTTTAGGTGCATCAGGTGCAAGTTCTCCGTGCATATATCTTTTCATCATGTTACTTATCTCCTCCATTTAATAAATCTGTTTCACCATACTTTTTATTTTTAAAAGTACTTTTTACTCCAGATATAACTTTTTTAATTTTTGTTTTATATTTTTTCATTACCATATCATGAGCTTCTTTTAGCCCAGCAGTAACTTCAGGTATAAAACCACTTTTTGGTCCTAATTTATTATCGTCCATAATTAGTAATCCTTTTCATCAGCCATATTAAATAATGACTGTTGAACATGCTCTGCTCCAGGTTTACTTGGAACATCTGGATCATATTCAAACTCTTGATACTTCTTAGGTGCATGTTGAGAAAAATCAATATTAGTATGTTCCCTGTTTGGCTGTTTGCCATCAGGTGCATCACTGAATTGACCTTGCTTAACTTTTGCTTTTGGATCAAATTTAGCTTCCATGTTGTCTCCTATATTTTAAGTTTTTTTATTGTTAAAACATTCTTGGTTGGTATGGTTGTATAGTTACCACCTTGTTTTATATCACCATTATCTTCAAAACTAAAATCCGCCATTACAACTGTTGTATTTGAATTTTCATTTACCAACCACCCAACACTACAACATATTGCTGTTTTAGATTTTTTGATATCAACTATGTCAGACCAATTAGTCTCACCAATGATGTCTTCCCAATAAATCCTAACTAATGGATAGGGAAAATTTTTTCTATTTACTTCTGGTATTTTTCTTTTTTTTGACACCTTTTAACTTTCCAGAATTTTCCATAGCATAAAAAATAGACTGGCCTTTTTTCTTGCCATATCTTTTTTCCATGTCTTTTTTAATTTTTTTACCTTTTTGATTTAGTGGCATTAATATCCAAATTTATTATCTACTATATGATAGCTATCTTGAACTGATGATAATCTAAACCTTGCTGCATATTTAGGATGTGTAGGTCTACTCATACATCCATATCTTAATGCATCATATGCATGATCTTCTGCATTTGTATCAACATCTTCAGGGTTCTTATCATCGGTAGGTAATGTTCCTAAAGTTCTAATTAAATTTCTACAGGTTTTAAAAATTCTTATACCTGGATTTTTACCATCTACTAATCTTAATCTTTTGTGAATTTCTAACTTACCATTAATTCTACTCTTTGGAGATCTATCTGATGGTCTCCATCTACAACCATTCTGTATCATAGTCTCTGCAATACTAGGACCAACATCACCTCTTTTAGCCCATGTACTAACATCTAATACACCATAGTGTATGTATTCACCTTGTTCTAAAGTAAGTACTTGTCTAGCGAACTGATCCGCTGTAACTTTTTTGGTATACAATTCTCTATAGATCCAGAGATTGTTATCATAATCCACAGCAAACCAAAGCACACAAGCAGGAGA